CTTTAGTTTGCAAACAATAGTTTTCATACCATCAATAATCTGCTGACTGTAGTTGTCTGAATTCATCTTCTTCATAGTATTCCAGTTCATACCTGCACGTACATGACCAGGCATGTTTGCACGACCTTCACGTTCTTCCTTCTTGCTATACATGGTTAGATTGTTTACACGTTTGGGTGAACCTTTTTCCCAAGCAGGCCTTTCCTTGAAGTCAAACTTGAATGCTTTTATCATCTCTATAATTTTTTCTCTGCCAGCACCAGCAAGAACTTCAACAAGCAATGTCATCAAAAAGTCTTGTATAACCTTTGGCGTATCACTACGTTTTAAGTCTAAGCCCATTGCTTTAATCTTGCCTTGCTTGCCTTCAATGTCTAGTCTCTTGCCTTCCAAGTCAAATATGTTTACTGCATAACGTTTCTTTGTTATAAACAATCCTCTATCTGCAATAAGTTCTCTACCGCCTTTGATAATAAGCCCGTTGTCTCTTGGTACATGAAATGCCTGTTCCATAAATCTTGGCCAACTATCGTTCAGTTGATCACTTATAGCATCATACAGTTGTATACAGATTTCCTTGTTCCATTCCATAGTACCAGCATCTATGTCTTTCTTCAGTATTGGATATGCACTAAAGTACACACTATCTGTGTCGCCATATATTACTGCATCACCAACATGATCATACTTGCCAGTTATGGTTTCATTAACAAAAGCATCCATATGATGTGCAACTGCTCTGCCTGTAAGTGTTGTGCTTTGTCCAATACGTTTGTCAAAGAATCTACAACCTGGATTGAGAATAGCACCATACAAACTGTTTAAGTTAATTTTCTTAACAAGTTGTCGCTTGTCCAAAAACTCTCGTTCATCCGGGTCAGTAGAAGCTCTTAGTTTCTTTTGTATTTCTTGACGTTCTCTATACCAACGTGCAAGTAAGCCAGGTACAACACCTTCTTTTTCATAAGTGAATATAGTACCATTGGCACTTAGTATCCACGGCTGATTGCTATCAAATATCAGTTTCCATAGCTCAGCAGCACTGTGTACACTTTCTTCGCCGTTCTCCCAATCCACTGTAATTTCTGTGCCACGTTCTTGTTTCATAACAGCAGTGTATTCTAGTGAACCAAACAAACCCTCCCAAGCCATTGCAAAACTTGCTTTATTATTCATTTTGTTTTTGATATAGTTTTCTGTCATTATAGGACGCAGTTGTCCAACAATGGTTTCTGGTGCCATATTCAATGCTCTAATAGCTGATGGATACAAACTGTTGATATCAATAGCACCAACATATTCGTGTATGCCTTTCTTAGGATATGCAACATATGCACCAGCTGCCGCAGTATCATCATCTGTTAGACGTTGTTGTCTATTAGGCACAACCATGCCTTGTTCGTGTGCTTCGTTGATAATTGCTTGTTCAGTAACTGCAACTGCACCCATTGTAGTTTGTAGCAACACAGTATTTGCATGTGCTAGTTCACTTGCCAATGCAATAAAACGGAGCTTCTTATCCATCTTGTCAAGCAGTGCAGTATCCTGTCTTGAATACTCAATGAATGTTTTGAAGTTATGATTGTATAGTTGATCTAGTGTGCCTTCATATGCAGTCTTCTTCTCGTCAAGTTCATATTCGCCAATCGCATCTAAACTATAACTGTGTCTCTCCTCATATGTGTACTTTCTGTACAGTTGCATGTAATCCATATGCACTCTGCCAATAGTATCAAATGTTACGTTTTCTGATCCAAAGCGTTCAAATGTACGTTTCTTAGGCAGTTGACTCCATAAACAAAAACGTCTAGTATCATCCTTGCTTAGTATTCTTGCAGTTCTGTTCACCAGATAGGGTATATCATAACCTTCACTGTTCCAACCACTGATGATATCTGCATCTTCAATCAAGTCCAAGAATGTTCCTAACAGTTCTTCTTCTCTTTCAAATAGCATTGTGTTAGGAAATTCATTGCATATTTCTTGTGCAGTCTCCCAGCTCATTGCTTTGGGAGGTATGACCAATGTGACCAACTGCTCCATCCACTGCAAGTATATACTGATAGCAGTTACAGGATTGAAAGGATCTGCTGGAGAACTATATCCTCTTACAGGATCAAAGTCAACCTCAATATCAAAAAACGCAGTTTGCAACTTAGGTGCATCAATGCCTTTATAGTTTTCTTCAAAGCATCTAAACACAGGATTAATATCTGATTCAAAAATGTCTTTGCCATTCTGAATACGCAGTTCCTTGCGAAACTCCTTGTTGTTACGTGTAGAAAATCTACTGACAGGTCTACCATAGATACTTTTATGCTTGCCTCTTGGGTCAGCATAGTAAAAACAGTATGAGGCAGGAAACTCTCGATACTCTCTCCTGCCATCTACACGTTCTACAACGTGTATTCGATCTTTCTCTCTGTCAAACAGTGCATCAACATAACTCATTATTTGTATAATCCATCTTTGCAGTAAGGTATTAATATTTCTCTAGTCCAAGCAAGATTACCATCAGGTGATGGGTGGAAATCATCATCCGATAACAACATGCGTTTTAGTGAAAAACTATATGGATCCTGTATTTCGTCCATAATTGAACTATATGTATCTTTGATTGTGTCTGGTAAAAATTTTACAATATCAAAATTGTTTGTCCTATTTGGAACAGATGGATCTAAAAAATCAACAAAGATTGACTTATAGCCACTGGCATCAAGATATCTTTTCAATTGTATTTTCCATATTGCATTTTCAACTGCTCTCGATTCAAAACTCTTATATTTGTGTATGTCTCTATAACCAAACCAATTTGTATTGCCATCCCCATTACGAGACGAGCCACCAGTTGTTCCATGGCACACATTATCTGTATAATTATACACATAACTAGCGTCGTTGTCAATAGCATCTGATGAGAATATTGCGTCTTCTCTATCATTTCCTGACCACATTACTACTACCATTGTTGTCTCTGGCGATAACTTCTTGGTCTCTAATCCCCATACCATGCTCTGCGAAATAAAATTGTTTCCTGCTCCGGGCATAGCACAAGAGAACACATGGTTGAATCCTGCAAGGTCTCGAAAATAATATGGCCAGGTAGTTGGAACTTCACCTACATCTGTAAAGGCAAAACTACAACCACCAATTACAAGATTATCATAACCAAGATCGATAATCTTATCAAATTGTTTACCAATTGTCCGTGTTTGCATAGATTGTATACGGAACATTCGATCCATATACTATAAGGTCCTTCCAGCAGTTGTAAGTATCTCATCTAATAGTTCTTGGTCTTCTTTTTCAGCAGTGTAACTTGCTTTATGAGCAATACGTATTGCTTTCTTAAGCACTGATGGTTTGATTTGTAGTTCTTCAGCAATTGCTTTTACAGTATCACTAAGTCCTTCGTTAAGTGCTTCTACTTCACTCATCACGCCCATACCTTCGTTGATAATTTGTGTGAGTTTTGCTTTTTGTTCTGGGTCAAATTGGGTTGTCATGTAAATACTCCTTTGTATAACATATTATATAACAGTTAAGTGTAGATGTCAACTTTATTTTTCTAAATTTAGTATTTGAAAGATTGTTTCCAAGCCTTGTTCGTCTTTAAGTAAAATGTTCTCATCAGCAAATAAAATCTGTTGTCCACTACTTAGGCTTTGTGCAAATAGGTCTTTGATTTTATCATTGGTTCCAGAGAATGCATGTATACTCGGTACAACAAGTCCACTAAGGTTATCCCTTTCAACAAAGTCTTGCAGTTTAGGCATCCAAGTGCAACCCCAGTATTCATTGCTCCACTCGACTACGTCTAGTTTTAATTGCCGAGCTTTTCCTAATAAAAATTCACGTATGATAAAGTGTGGTGTTTCACCGATATATGCACTGTTCTGATCTACAAATACTACCCACGGTCCACTTGCTAAATCACTAGGATCCAGTTTACTATAGTGTCCTTGTAAACGGTAAAAACTGCCAGCACGTCTTGGCCCTAAGTCATAACCTTTGAGTGCATAACGTGCATCAAAACTTACCCTTGTGATATCAGTTTCGTTGTTTATGTTTCCATGCACATGTCCTTGATTAAACAACCATGCTTGTCCAACATCGATCTCAACAGGAAAACATTTTTCTATGCTAAGACGTTGTATCTCATCTAATGGCAACTGCTCGTTGTGTATGCGATTCATTATTTCAATGCTGTCGTCCCAACTTACAACCTGCATGGTGTTTGTACCCCATGTTTTAGTAAGTGGTATCCATACTGTGCCCATGTGGTTGTTATAGCCTGTCCAATAGCCTGTGTGAAATGCAAGTAATCTTCCAAGTGCATCTTGGTTAGGTACTACGAAGCGTATACCACTTGTTGATTGTATTAGATAATCTTTGCCATCTACAAGGTCACTTACATAGTCTGCAAAGAAACTATCAAGTCTTGTGCTAAATTCTTTACTGTTTGTAAAAAGTTCAAGATGTTTTCTTAAATCAATAAACTCTGTGGTTTTAAAATACTTGTGAATTTGTGTAAGGTCAGTTAGCTCTGGCTTGAGTTCACGCACTGCTTCAAAAAAGTATTCTGTCCAGTTATGTTTGTTTTTGTCATAGTCGAGTACTTTATTATCCCAACGTTCATCAACTTTCCAGTTATAACTTTCTAGTACATTTTCAATTCTTGCCGGCATGTTTACTCCTTATACTCTACTTCTAAATTCTGTTCACCAATCAAATTAAACTTATCGCCACACATCACACCACAACGTTCTAGTTTGCTTCCGTTTGTCCAACTTTTTTGTATATTTGCAAACCATTCGCCTTCAACTATATTTTTAAGTTTTCCATGAAACACATTTGTATTTGGTAAACCGCCACTCTGTTGCATTAGTTTTTTAATTAATATTTGATCCGCAGTACCGTCGACTTCTGGGCCATATAGTCTGTCATGTAGCCAACCACACGGAAATACAAAGCCATCAGCACCAATGTAAATCTCTCTGATATTTAACGCATTACAACTTATACACGCATTTTTTGCGTATTCACTAATGCTACCAGTTGGAAGTTTGTCATAGTTACTGTTGCGGTACTTTGGATCGCTCGGTGGATATATAATATAGTCTACTAAATTTTTTTTGTTATAAACTGTTACTTTACTTTCGTACTCGTGTTTGCGATTTAGAAACCTACCAGTACGTTTTGCACTGAACTTTGCAAAGCCCATTTCCTTGCTTAATATTTCTGCTGCATCTACTTGATCTTGGTTGTGATCAAAAACGATATAATCCCAGTATGCAATACCACCGCCTGCAATAAAAGTACTAGCATTATCCATTACTTTATCCCATAGTACATTTCTACGATATATGTGATTTGTATCTTCTAATCCGTCAATACCAAATGCAATAAAATCTACATAAGGTGCTACTTCTACATATGTTTTATTCTTACCTATGCCGCCATTGGTATGAATACCAATCTTAACCTCTGGCAAAATAGATTTTATATGTTGCACTATCTGTGTGATGTAGTAGTTGCTGAACGGATCACCATACGTACCGCAAAAATACACTTGCTCTAAACTTGTAAACTGTTCAAGAGGGACTACGGTCTTAAACTCAGTAAGTGTCCAGTTCTTCAATGGAAGGGTAGTTAGTGTTTTGCCGCCAAAAAAGTTACGTGGACATTGTGGACATGCCGCATTACATAAGTTTGTAATTTCAAGTTGCAAACTTTTTACATCAGAAAGTTTTATCATCTAAGTAATGCAATCTGTGTGTAACGTTGTTGAATACAATCTTTAACTGTATCTACAACACGTTCAACAGTCATGCCACCTGAAAAATTATTCATCTTACTGTTGAATTTTCCTACTTCAAATGTTGTGACTGTGTTGCGTACATTATCTGCTATCTTGCGATTGTAAAGTTTTCCAAACTCGCTTAGTGCAGTTTTACTTAGATTGTAATAGAAGTCTCCATCTGCGATACCTGGATAACTACTCCAATAGGTTCTAGCACTAGAAAAATTTATAAGTTGTGCTCCTTGCAATTTATTGTAAAATAAATCTGTAATATACACAATGCTTGTAAAATTTACAGTCAAATGTTCCCAAGCATCATCTATCTTTGGATTAATGGCGAATGTATTGATTACAACCTCTGGTGTAAAGTCTCTTACCAGTCTATGGCATTCATATCGACTGCTGAAGTCGTATTCAGGTTTACCAACAACTGTACAGTCTGGTAGTGCCTCTTTAAGTGCATGTGCAATTGTACTTTTGCCTAGTATTAGTATCATGATAGTACCGTTATAATTTTATTTGCAGTTTGTTCGTTTGCTTGTTTACAAAGATTACTAAAGTCTTCACTGATTATATGTTCACGATTGTGTTCGCTGGATTCTTTTGTATAATGTAGTAGCTCTTCGATTGAATAGATGTTTATTGTTTTACAAAGCTCAACAATTTTTTCAAGTCGACTAAGGTTACCAGGATCACGATCAAAGGACAAGTCTAAAGGACCGTAATCAAACATAAACCCAAGTTGTTGCAATTGATTGTATACATCAAATTGACTTACAGGGATAAAAGCAGTTTCTCCTAATAAACATTTGAGTGTCTTTTCACTAAGATGTGGACCTGCTCTAGTGTATTTGCCATAATCATCTATCATGTAACTGTAGTGGTAGCTCTCTAAACAGAAATGCAGTGCCGCATCTGTTAATGCTATGCTGAACGGATCACTGTTATATCTTTGTGTGTTGTTTTTAAAATTGTCAAGTAAAATTGTACTTCCTTCATACTTTTGTCTAAAAGTTTCTGTAAGTTGATCTAGTATAGGATAGCCAGTTTTTTTGTACCAGTTAACATTGACTGGTTCAATCCAGTCACTTAGTTTTACTAAACTGTTGTCTTCAATGAGTTCCATTATAGCAGTAAAAATAATTAATTTGTTGTCTGTAATTCTATTATTAATTGCACTCACTTTATACTGCCGATGCTTCTCTGGAATCGTAGGGAAAAGTTCGTTTATTTGTTTTAGTTGAAAGTGCCAACTATGGAAGGTATAAAAGTCTACGTTTGGTAGTTGATCAAAGTTATCGTAAGGCAGACCGTCATTGATTATAATGATACGTCCGTCTATATTTTTTGCTTGTTCTCTAATCCACTCCCAATGGAATCGTTCCATATGGTAAGACAGTATATAATTATCATAACCTTTGGGTAGGTCAGGATCAAATCCACGCAACCATAAGCCAAAGAAGTTGTTACCTGGAAGATAATGCAACCAATCAAGTTCGTTCCACGCTAACTTGTCAGGAAGAGTGCCAAAAATTCGAGGTGGTGCAAGATCGTTGTTAATCATATGCATACTTATATAACGTAATTGTGGCACTTTAAAAACCAGGGTAGCGATAACTTGGTTTCCGGGCAGTTCCCGCCATAACCTAAGATTTGATTCTTAGGCTATTACTTTCTAGATTGCGTGTTAGTGACAGTGTTCGCATCGATTGTGCTTCTCGATATTCAGGATGTATGCGTACAACACTAGGTGCTATATGGTGTACATCAACATGCTTGCTAGTGTGTAGTGCATGATCAGCTGGACGATATCCGTATTTTTTAGTTTGATCAAGCAGGTGATATGCTGCCTGTGGTTTTAGTATGTAACCGTAACCTCCAATTGAATATAGTCCTCTATTGTGTACATGCTTTCCATGTTCTTGCCTGGTATGTAAACTCCATATGGTTTGGTTGGTTGACTGATTCCTAAGTTCTTCGTCGTATGTTCCTTTGTAAGGATCTAGACTATCAAGTTTTAATATACCTGTAAAATGATTTAAGATATTATCTGGCAATGGTCGTAGCATATACGCATCATGCTCAAATATCATGTAAGGTCTATTTGCCTTTACACATTCTTCCCACAAAAAGTAGTGACTGAGAAAGCATCCAAGCACGCCTAGCCTACCACCTTTCATTTTAGGTTTGTATTGCCGAAGTCCTAAACTTTTGAGGATCTCTGGAGCATCTGCTCCGTGTATGCCATCGCTAACTTCTGCATCAATGCCAAAGTCTTTTGCACGTGCTATACACTTGGCACCCATTGTGCGTGATATGTTACTACTTTGCAGTACTATTATTTTCGTTTTCAAGTGCGGTCTTCCAAA